ATCAGGCAGGCGTCTCCTTCACGCGGCTCGCTCACACTCTGCCAATGGCCGTATTCCGGATGGTCGTCAAAGGCACGCAGCGAGGCCAAACGACTGGTCGCATCCACATCAATGACCGCGACGTCCCAACCAAACCGCTCACGCCAGACACGACGCGCAAACGACCAGCAGTCACTGCTGCCCGCCACCCAGGGCAGGCCGATGTATTGGCTGGCCCAGTGCGGTGTGCTGTCATCATGGTTTGAAGGGTTCATTGCGCAATCAGTCCAGGAAATACTTCGGCCGTGTAATCCAGGCCAGGAAACCGCCGGTTGGCGAGGTTCGGAAACCCACAGGTGGCACGCACCCGAAACACCGTGGCCGAGATCGACATCACAGTGAGCGTGAGGGGTGGGTTGTTCTGCGGTGCCGTGAGATCTGAGGACAGGAATGCCCGGTAGGTCACGGTGATCAACTCACTGCTACCAGGCTGTCCATTCATGGATGCCTCCACGTTGGCCAGGATGTCGCGGCTGACGTTGTCGATCTCGATCACGCATTGCGGCACGGCGGTGTGCGTGACCTCGGGCGGCACCACATCGAAGGCGAAGCCCACAAAGGTCACGTACTGACCCGCGTTGCGCGGCGCACTGGACTCCAGCTTGGCTGTGAGATCCACGTGATCGCGCACCACCCGGATTGGCGTGGTGAAGTTCGGATGCCAGATCTCCAGGGTGTGGTGGATCACCAGGTTGGAGGGTGCACTGGCGTAGGCCTCCTTGATCGCCAGGCTCAAAGTGTCATCCGGCATCACCGCACCTCCAGTTTCGCGCTCACCTGCCAACGCGGGCCAGGCTGCATTTCAGATTGCCAGGGGCCGACGAAGCGGGCCTGAACCGAGCGCAATCCAGCGTCCCCGGTGTTCAAGTCCACCGCGAACCAGCTGGCTCCATTGGCGCAGTCGCCATCGAACCAAGCGCGAAACACGGCCATTTGGGCATCGGAGAAACGCCAAGACACACTCACTTGGTCATTGCGCGCAGCACTGCGGCGACGCACACGGGGCGTTCCAGCCTCCATGTCGGTGCGAACGGTGGCATCAACAGGCGCGATCGCATAGCCTGCGACCAAGGGCCGAGGCAAGGTTGTGGGCCAGGTGGCCATATTTGTCTCCCGATCAGTACGCGCCTGCGACACGGTTCAGGCCATAGGTGTTGGCCAGCACGCCCGGGCCAGGACCGGCTCCGCGCGCCACATCGCCCCAGACCTTGGCCGTGATTTGCTCAACCCAGACGTCGATCACCTGGTTGCCGTTGCTGTCGGTGCGCTGCTGTTGCTGTCCGCCTTTGCCAGCGGCCTCGATGACGTTGACAATCACCGTGCTGCCACCGCCATGGACTTTCACGCCCAGATCACCATCGCGCATGCGGGTGAGCGGCATGATGGCTTCACCTGGGCTGCCGGGTTTTTCTCCCATGAGGCCGATGCGAGGCACGCTCGCAAAGCCAGCACCCTGGGCAAACGGGAACAGCGTCGGCCGATCAACCACCGTGTTGCGGTAGGCCGATAGGACTGGGCCTTCGAACACATTGCCTTGGGCCGAAGGAAACAGGCTGCCCCACATCGAGCCCAAATCCAGCCCAGCCATCGCACCATTTATCACATTAGCCAAAGGCAGCGTGATGGTGCGCTGGATTTGGATGCGCACCAAGTCAGAAATGATGGAATCGGCCAGCGATTTGAAATCCAGCTTGCCGGTCATGACGAACTGGGTCAGTGCTGACTCCATCCCCTTGAATGCATTGGCCGTGACTTGCTGCGCCCGCTTGGCCGCGTTGGTCGCGTCGTCGATGTAGGACTTGAGCGCTGACTTGGCGCCGTATTCAAAGCTGCGCAGGTACTCGCCATTGGCGCGCACCAAGTCTTCCACGATCGGCAACTGCCGGGCCAATGCGTCGTTGATGGCCTCTATCGTTTGTGCCCGCAGGCCTGGATCCTCGATCTGGTTGGCTTCCTTGCGAGCAGCGGCAGCCGCTTTTTCCAGATCGGTGCGGGCTTGTAGGGCAGCCTTTTCTCCATCCGTCATGTCCAGCATCTGGCGCTGCAGTTGCAGAGCTTCGATGCGTTGGCGGTTGCTGCCGATCAGGCCTTCGGTGATCTTGCGTGATGCGGCTTCTTCCTTTTCAAACGCATCGAATGCCTTGTCTTTTTCCTTCTGGCGCTCAATCGCTTCGAGCACCTGGATGTACTGCTCGGCCTGAGCAGCCACACCCTGGTAGCCCTTGGCCTCGATCTGCAGAGCACGGGCGCGCAACTCAGCGGCTTCACCGTCTTGGGTGCGGGTCAGGCGTGCGCGCAGTTGATTCAGGAAGGCTTCGCCTTCGTTGATCTTCTCGGCAGGCTTGGGTTTTTCGAAGCCGGAGAGATCCAGCGATGGGCGGGGTTTGCGCGGCAGGGTTGGCAGGAACTTGTCGTAGATGGCCTGGACTTCCTTGGCCTGCGCCTCGGTGTCCAGCACGAACTTCTGGCCCATGACGCGCACCGTGCGGCGCTGCTCATCGAAGAATTTCTGTACCCGGTCCACATAACCAGGGTTCTGGTTGATGTTGAAGAGCCGGTCGTTGGCGGCGCGCACGTAGTCGTCGCGAGCAGTCTGCAGCTTGGCGATTTCGGCATCAATGACCTTGGGGTCGTAGCCCATGGATTTCATCGACCGCAGCAAATCCGTCTTGAACCAGGTCTCGATGTCCTTGCCCACCACCGACAGACTGTCAAAGGGCTGGGCGATGACCCGCTTGGCCAGCACGGCCGATTCGGCAATGAAGGCCAGACCCGAGGCGACCGATTCCAGGAATCCGAGCGTAGCTTCCCGGTTGGAAGTGATGCGCTGCAACTCATTGCTGAAACTGCCTGTCTCGCCTTGGGCCAGGATCACCTGCTCAGTGAAGTCGGCCAGCACGGGGATGACGGCCGCGCCGATCTGGCGTTGCACGCCTTCAAAGATGGCCGATAAGCGAGTCAGGTTGTCGTTGAAGACCTCGGACGCCCGAGCCACGTCTTCGGACATGACCAAGCCCAGACGCTGGGCTTCCTCCATCAAGGCGGTGATGCCTTCGCGCCCCTGGTTGAGGAAGGGGATGATGGCCAGGCCCTCCTTGCCGAACAGCTTGACCGCCAGGGCGGCCTTGTCCGCGCCATCGGGCATGGCTGAGAATTTGTCAGCCAAATCCAGCAGGACCTGCTCAGTGGGTCGGATTTGGCCATTGACATCGGTGGCCGACACCCCAAGCGCCCGCAGAGCAGCACTGCCTTCAACGCCGTTGATCTGGGTGTCGAACATGGCCACCGACAGCTTTTGCAGGGCCTTGGTCATGCCTTCGGTGCTGACATCCGAGAGCTTGGCGGCGTAATCGAGCGCGGTCAGGGCCTCGACCGACACCCCGGTCTTTTGCGAGAGCTTGAAGAACTCATCGCCCACTCGCGCCACTGGCATGACCAGGGCGGTGATGCCCACACCCAGCGCGGCGATGCTGGCTCCGGCGAGCAGGCCAGCGGGGCCCAGCTTGCCCAGGACCGAGCCCAGCATACCGAGCTGGTCGGTGGCGGCCTGTAGTTGGAACTTGGCATCGTTGGCGGCAGACGACAGCAGTTTCAAACCGCCGGACGCTGGCGTGGCTGCCGCCTCGATTTTTTTGAGCGAGCGCTCCCCCTTCTCGCCGATCTCGGACAGCTCGGCCTTGACCTTTCCGCCGTCGATGACGGACAGGCGGATGGAGAGATTGCGTTCAGCCATGGGGAATCCGTCTTCGCTTTATTCGTCTTGGTGAAATGCGCTGATGAGGCCCGCCTCTGCCGCCGGAAACAGATCAATTGCTGTAGCCTTGTCCAACCCAGCGCACTCGCAAGTGAGCATCCAGGCGTTGAGATCCAACCCGACCACGCGGCCCTGCGCCATGCGCAACTGGCTGGCACACAGTTCAACGGCACTGGCGGCTTGCCAGCCTTCCAGGCTCAGTGGCGCGTTCATGGTGTAGGGACACTCGGGGCACGCATTGGGACAGGCGTTGCAGTAAGCAGGCCCGCCACCGAAGTGCCACGCGGTGCGGGCCTTCAGACGTTTTTTTCGGAATCCAGGGCGTAGAGGCCGGCGAGGTATTCACGCTCGAAGGCATCGGCCAGCAGCCAGTGCTCCATCAGCGCCGCCACACCTTCAGGCGTGACGGCGGCCGGTTTGCCTTTGTCATCGGCCACGCCTTCCCAGGCGAGCACGGCCAGCTTGGCCAGTTCGGTGATGAGGGTCGCGGTGCGTTCGCCCGCAGCGGCGGTATCGGTACCGGCCACTTTGGAGGCGGCATGGCGCGCGGCCATCACCAGGGCAGTCGTGGCAGGGCGGACCTGCAGGCGCACGCCTGCGGCCAGCGTGATCCAGTGCGGTTCACGCGCAATGTTGAGTTTGATCATGAGAGTGTCCTGGGAGTGAATCAATACGTGGTCACGTCGTTGAGCAACTCGACGGTGAGCATCTTGTTGGCTGCGACGTTCTTGGCGGCTTGCCATTCAAAGGTGGCCTGAATGCCGCCCGGCCCAGAGATGGAAACCTTGGGCTTGGGCAAATAAACCTCATGCGCAATGAAGGTCAGCCTCTTGGTCGCATCGATCGTGTAGGCGAAGGTCAACTCCAGCGGCGTGTTGTTGGTCGCCGCATCGATGAGCTGGGTGTCGGCAAATCGCACCTCCAAGTTGCCAGTGAGGCTGGCCACTGTCGGGTCGGCGCCATCAATCTTTCCGTCCGATCGGATGGTCTCAATGCGCTCGAGGTTGTTCGAGTAGGTCAGTTGAGCCGAGACCACGTTGCCGAGGGCCGTGCCGCCCTTCTTGATGGATCCCTGGAACTGGTTGAAGCGCAGGATGTCGCGCGTCGTCGGTGTGGAGTCGATGGTGGCAGCCTGCTTGACCTCACCTTGGGCGATCAGGCCGACTGTGGCATTGGCCGCACCCGAGCGGGCAAAACCCACCTGCAGGCTGTTGACCATGACGCCGGATGCCACAAACCAAGCCGGAATATCGGGCAGACCCGTCTCCAGACTGAGGCTGGGCAAACTGGACTTGCCAGAAATAAAGGTGTGTGTCAGCGTGCCGGTGCCTGTGGTGGTGGCGCTGCCCAGCAGGGCTTTGAGCCACATGCCGATATTGCGCACATCCACAGGCACGACCATGTCGCCTTCGACCTTGATCACATCTCGAATCGGCGCATTAGGCTCACGACCCAGACCGATCAGGTCGTTGGCAATCAGCCCCTGTTCGGAGCCGAGTGTTGTCGATACAAAAGGCAGCTTCCAGTAGTCGCCCACTGGGTTGCTGCCATAGGTGGTTTCGAACGCAGCCAAGAGGCTGGCGTTCGCGCCGTAAGCACGGGCCATAGGTTGTTCTCCTTCGGATTTGGGATTCAGTTCAGCGGCCCTGAACTGCTGTAGTGCAGGACCATGGTCAGCAGGCAGGCCTTGATGCCACTGGTCCCATCGGGGGCCAGTTCATCGAATTTGGGAGGGCCGATTTCGGCGTGCTCGATAACGCCACTGAGCGTTCGGTCGACTTCGATCAGGGTTGCCAGTTCAACCAGCAAGCCGTCCATGCGGGCATCACGCGCGCTGGCATC